GTTTCAAGCAAAAGCTTACAAAGAATTATTTCCCACAGAAGGACCTGTGCGTACCAGAATTATGGGAACACAGACTCAACAAAAATTAGAACAAGCGAATCGTGTAAGACAATTCTTAAATTGGCAAACACAATTTCAAATGCCAGAGTATGGGCCTGAGTTAGATAAGTTATTATTTAATGTTGCATTATATGGAACATCATTTAAAAAAACTTTTTGGGACCCATCATTACAAAGACCAGTTACAGAATTTATTAAGTCTTCAGATTTTTATGTAGACTACTATGCTACTAACTTAGAAAGTGCAGAACGTTATACACATAAATATTTATTATCTAAAAACGAAATTAAAAAGATGCAACTAATAGGCATGTTTAGAGATATAGATATTAGTACAGATTATGATATAGAAGAATCAGGAGCACAAGAATTAGAAAATGAAATTGTAGGAGTAAGTAAACCTACAGATAATGATGAATACGTAAGCATTTTAGAAATGCACGTTAATATAGATTTACCAGGCTTTGAAGATCAAGACGAATTAAAACTTCCATACATTGTTCATATGACTGAGGATGGTCAAAAAGTTTTATGTATAAGAAGAAACTGGGATGAACAAGATCCGTTAAAGAAAAAGAAAATGTTCTTTACACATTTTACAATGATTCCAGGTTTAGGTTTTTATGGTTATGGTTATATACATTTAATCGGTGGATTAACAAAAACAGCTACCTCCTCTATGCGTCAATTATTAGATGCAGGTACCTTTGCGAACTTGCCAGGTGGGTTCAAGGCACACGGTCTTCGTGTCCTTGCACCTGACGAGCCAATTGCACCAGGAGAGTTTAGAGAAGTTAATGCACCTGCTGGTGATTTAAGCAAGTCATTACAAATACTTCCGTTTAAAGAACCATCGTCTACATTATTCAACTTGATGGATTACGCATCAAAGCTTGCATCCCAATTTGCAGATTCTACTGACAATGTAGTAGATAATGCAACAAACTATGGGCCAGTCGGAACGACTATGGCTCTACTCGAGCAGTCTTCAAAACTGTTCAACGCTGTGCATAAGCGTCTACACTCAGCACAAACTAAAGACCTGCGAATACTCACTCGTTTAGATAGTGAGTACCTTCCAGATATGTATCCCTATGAGGTCGCAGGTGGAGCACAGCAAGTATTCAGGCAAGATTTCAATCTAAAAAGTATTGACGTCATACCTGTATCCGATCCTAACATGCCAACAGAAGCGCATAGAATAGCTAAAATAAATGCTATCATGTCCATCGCTCAACAGAATCCTGCTGCTTACAATATGGAAGCGATAGGATTAGAACTGTTTGCTGCGATGGGCGTGGAGGATCCACAACGTTATTTAAAACAACAACAACAACCTTTAAGTGCAGATCCTATTCTAGAGAATATGGCTTCACTAAAGGGGGCACCTTTACAAGCACAGCCAGAACAAAATCATGATGCACATATTATTGTTCATGGTAAATTTTTAGAAGATCCTGCGTATCAAAGTCCATCAGTGCAGCAACTTTTAATAGCGCATATACAAGAACATTTAGCTATGAAGTATCAAATAGAAATGGCACAGATGGTACAAGATCCACAAGCACAACAAGTAATTATGTCAGCACCACAACAGCAACAACAAATGCCTATGCAAATGCAAAATGATATTGCACTAGCAGCAGCTAATGCAGCTGATAAAGTATTAAAGCTTGATGAAGAAAAAGCTAAAATAATGTCAGGACAAACAGAAGATCCACAACAAGAACAAATAGAAATACAAAAACAAGATTTAGCATTACGTGCTAAAAAACAAATGGATATAGTAAAAATGCATAAAGATAAAATGGATCTTGAAGAAACTAAATTAATTGTTGATGATGAAAACAAAGATGAAGATCGCAAACTTAAAGAAGCAGAGCTTGCAGTTAAAGCAACTAATGATGTAATGAAAGATGCAGAAAAAATGATCTATGCAACAAGGATGAAGTAATGAATAAAGAGAAAACTGCTATTGATATAGAGAATAAAATGGCTACAGGCATTGGTCCTTACGAAAGAAAACGTATTGAAAAACGAACTAAAAATGGAAAAACAGAATCAGTTGGAAGAATTGTTGATCCTGCTGGAAAAAAAGTTTACTCTATGTACAAAGGCCCTAAAGGCAAAAAATACAAATTAACCGAGGAACTCGGAGCAGTACAGCGACGAGGTGTTGATCTTAGTCAAACAAAAAAAGGGGGAAAAATAAAAACAAAACTTCTTCCAGAAAAAATAAATAGAAATAAAAAAAGACCATAATGCCATTAACTAAAAAAGGAAAAAAGGTTATGAGTTCCATGAAGAAAAAGTATGGAGCTAAAAAAGGAAAGAAAGTGTTTTATGCATCCCGTAATAAGGGACGTATAAAGGGCGTAGAGCGGGGCAAACATTAAGGAGGATATCATGGATATTTGGAATAACTTAAGCAAAAAAGGTAAGATAGCTTCAGCAATAGCTGCTGTAGTTGTTATATATCTAGTTTGCAATTGGATTGGCTGGATATAGCAGCCTTGCATTAATAGAGAGAATGTGATATATTTATTATAGGTTGCCGTAAGGAACCTAAATAAATCTTGCTTTTAAAGGAGGTTAATATGAATAAAGCATTATCTATTTTTAATCAACTCAGACCAATTTCAATAGGATTCGATGATGTATTCGATCATTTTGAAAGAATGTTTGATAGTGATGTCTCTGTAGTAAATTACCCACCATACAATATTGTTAAAACTGGACCTGAAAAGTATGACATTGAAGTTGCACTTGCAGGATACAACAAAGATGATATTCGTGTGGATTACTCAGAAAATCAGCTGACTATAAAATCTGTTAAAGAAGATAAAAAAGGAGAAGAGGAAGGCGTACTACATAAAGGTATTGCTAAAAGATTTTTCTCTAGAACTTTTACTATAGCAGATGATGTAGAGGTTAAAGATGCCGAGTTAAAAGACGGCCTATTGAAAGTTTCTTTAAAAAGGATTGTTCCTGAAGGTAAAGAAGCTAGGCAAATAAATATTAAATAAATTAATGGGGGCATGTAACAATGCCCCTTTTACAGGAGATGACATGGATGCCAGAATATATAAGGCTAACTTATTAAAAGTATTAGAGGAAGCTTTGCAAGCTAATGCAGAGCAAATGACCATAGGTGCAGGTGCAGAAGATTTTTCTAGTTATAAATATATGCTAGGAATATCTCACACTTTAGCTGATATGAAAGCTAGAGTTAATGAAGAATATAAAAAATTATTCAAAGAGGAGACGTATGAGTGATTTACCACAACCTACGGGTTATAGGCTTATAATACAGCCAAGAGAATTAGAAAATAAAACAGCAGGTGGTATTATACTAACTGATGAATCTAAAGAAGCTGCTAAGTTTAAATGCGTAGTTTCTAAAGTTATATCAATGGGACCTGAATGTTATAAAAGTTTAGAGAAATCTAGCACTATATGGTGCAAAGAAGGAGATTGGGTTCTTACAGGAAAGTATGTAGGACTCAAATTTAGATATGATGGAGAGGAATATTCGTTAATAAATGATGACGAAGTACTGGCTTTAATACCAGATCCTGCCAAAATATCCGCTAAGTAGACTTGTAATAAAGCTACATATAGTGTAATATATTATATCAGCGTATAACGCGGATCGCAACCGAAGGAGGTCTAGATGATAGACGAAGAAAAGCAAGAAGAACAAATAGATGAATCCGAAGAGGAGATAGTCGTTGAACTTCCTGAAGAAGAAAAATCTGAAGGCGTAGTGCCTGAAGAGCCTGTTACCGAGGCTCCAGTTGTAGCGGAAGAAACTACAGAATCAGAAGACGAAGAAGAGGTGGAAGAGAAATCCGAAGCCGATGATGAGGAAGATGAGGAAGTAGAAAAATCTGAAGATACAGAATCTAAGGATAAGAAGGTATTTGGCAAGCGTGCTGAAAAACGGATAAAGCGTCTTGTTAAAGAGAAAAAGGAATTAGAGTCCAAGCTTAAAGAACTTTCAATAAGAGAGCAAGAGTGGACTTCTGAAAGAGATATATTACAATCTCGATCCAAAGATTCAGAATTACATGCAATAAATCAATATATTGATAGATTGAAAAGTCAGGAGAAACAATCTCTTAGTGCTTTAAAAACTGCAAAAGAATCTGGTGATGTAGATGCTGAAATAAAAGCACAAGATGCTTTAGCGTCTGTTAAGGCAGAATCTTTAGTAGCTCAACAATATAAGATAAGAGCAGAATCCGATTCTGAAAAAAGTAAAACTAAAGCTAAACCAAAAGCAAAAGAAGTTTCTAGTTCAGTTGGCCCAGACCGTAAGGCTCTGAGTTGGCAGAAAAGAAATGAATGGTTTGGTAGCACTTCTACTAAAGACAGAATCATGACTCAAGCAGCTATGGTAATTCATAAAGAACTTGTTGATGAAGGTATCCTTCCCAACAATAGTCCTGATGAATACTATAACGAACTTGATTCAAGGATTAGAGAGGAATTTCCTGAACGGTTCAAAACTAAAAGAACTAAAAAGATTCCTACAGTTATAAGCGGAACGCGCTCTGCTACAGGCAAAAACCAAGTCAAGTTAACTAAGACTGAAGTTGACATGGCAAATAGATTGGGAGTAAGTCTACAAGATTATGCGCGCCAAAAAGTACGCCAACAGGCGGGAGGTTAGAAATGACACAAGCAACAAAAAGCAGCCGTAAAACTCGGGCTTCGGCAACTCGAAAACAAAAGCCTTGGGAACCAACGAAACGTTTAGACGTTCCAGAGGAACTTAAGCAAGAGGGCATGGAATATATTTGGGTTAGACACGAATTGTTGAACAATCCAGATGATTCAAA